CTCTTCTGTATTTTTTCCGTCTCTATTTTTTAACGCATTTCGACTTTTCTCTGCAATTAATCCTTTTACTTTTTCATCATCTGATATTTTGCTAAACCTTGCACCGTATTCTTTTGATTTTACCACCTTCCAATTAACTCCATAATTATACTTATCTTCATATCCCTTACTTACACCTTTCTTGGAACTGCGTTTTGTTCTTAGAGATTTTTCTCTAAGTTCTGAATTTACATACTTTTCATTCCATTCTTTGTATGTCATATCCGCAGGAACATAATATGTATCACCCTCTTCATCTCTTGCAATTCTCTCACCTTTTGCAAATTCATCATCAAAATAAGGTGCTGTACAACTTCTACAGTTAACGTGAAATGGCGGAGCTGTTACCCCCTCTTCATATTCGCTCATCTTGAATACTTTGCCATCCATTTCCTGACAAATATCTGATGTGTGACCGTCCAATGTGGCTACAATCTCATATCTTTCAACATCCAATTCCTTAAAGCATTCCTTTTGAGCCGTTGAACTAAAATAAGCCGATTCAGTCATTACAAGTCTTCCGGCATTAGCCTTGCTTACATTCATCTTACTTGCAATTTGACTTATTGCCTTATCTGGTCCTGAACCTGTAATGCACATTTGACTTAAACTTGTATGTAATTGATTTATAAGCTGTGTCTTGTTGCCCCATATTCTGTCACTGAAATTCTTACCATCAGCTAACCAAGGCTTATTTACCACTTTTTCAATTAGCTTGTCATTTAAAGTTGCAAAACTTGAACCAACGCCCACACCCTTTTGAATTTCAAAGGCTGTTTTGTAATAACTATTCTTGTAAACATCCTTTATGTGCTTACTTACTTCATCATTCAGGTTTCCAAAAGCTGTTTCTGCCTGCTGTCTACACTGTAACTCCAACGCTTCAAGTCTGCTTATGTGCGCTCTGGCAGATGCATTTTCAAGTTCCTTTACCCATTCACCTGAAAAAGCGTTTTCCCTGCCCTTTTTTATATATTCCTCTACATCCCACTTAAGTTCCTTTAATTCCTTATCATTAAGGGATTTTCTTGCTTCCAACAGAGATATGTTATTATTATCCGCATATCTCTGATACCAGGCATTTATCTTTTCTTCAATTATCTTCTGAGACTTATCAAACTGCTCCTGAATATCCATTGTCTTCTTTACGGAAGTCTGATGTGTAGCTTCTTCCATTTCAACAAATCTTTTCTTCCAGTATTCGCTATTCTTCATCCGTTCCACCTACTGAGTTATCATCATCTTTAGCCGAATCATCAACATTGTCATCATCTTCACTTGACTTTTTTGTAAACATCTGCTGATAGATGTCAGCATTCTGTGTTTTTTCTTCATTTTCCTTCTTAAGCTGTTTAAGTTCTGCTTCAACGTCCTCAACAAACGGATGATTCTTAAGTATTGTTTTCTGGCTAATGATTCCAACACTGTCCTTGCATATGGCTGCCTGCTCCTGCTCATTCTTAATACAGGTTCTTGTCCATGTCTGAACAATGTTGTCACACTTAATGTTCTTAAAGTTGCAGATTGCTCTTACCAGTTTGGCAAAACCTAACTGAAACTCTGTTTCCATTAAACCTGTTTTCATCTCCAATAATGAATACATAAACTTAAGAGCCTCTCCTGACTGATTTCCAAAATTTTCAGGTCTTGGATCAAATCCCTGCCCCTGTTCGAAAATAGCCTTTCTTGTGGCATCAAGAACACTGTTTCTTGCTTCAATAGGAATCTCAATGTTAAGAGTGCTTACACCTGCACCTTCATCTGAATCCATTTTTATAACCTTATATTTCTTCAAATCCTGCAGGAATCCATTTAAATCTGTTCCACCATATCCGGAAAGAACAAATATAAGCTCCTGAACATCTTCAAGGTCATTAATAAAGCCACTAAACACCTTGTCGTACACATCAATCAAAGGCTTAATGTTATCAAGGTCAGAAGACTTAATGTTGTTATTAAAAAACGGAATGAAAGGTATTTCCTCCATTCCGTGACTATACTCACTTACGAGTTCTCCTGTTGTCGGATTCTCAAATATTGCATAATCTGTTAAGTTGTCATAATTTAAATCTGATTGAAGTCTTCTGTATACCTGACATTCCTCTTTGTTCCAATATTCATATATTGTGTAGTTTTTTCCATCTGTTTCATCTATCTGTGTATATACTCTTAATGCTCCTATCAACTTCTGTTTTGCTGACTTATTCCATACCGGAACAATTTGCTTACTATCAATAACTGCCCATTCAAATTCATTAAACTCATTAGTCCAATAATGAACCCAGGCAACACCTGTATTAGCTGCATTAACACAAAGCTCCATACACTCTTTTCTATATTCATCTCCCAAAGATTTTAATATTTCTGCATTAGCCTTTGAACTACCAATATCAAAAGTAGGGGGTGTAGTGAACGCATAAGCTGCTTTCTGGTTAACTATCAATCCGTGAAAGTTGCGGGGTATTCTGTTGTCTGCATTTCTCAACGGATGACCTTCTTCATCTTCCTTTTTAGGACCATATAGCACGTCACTCTGATTTCTGTAATATCTGTCAGCAATATCACATCTAACCATATACATTGCATGCCCCGGCATATACTGACTTAATAATTCCTTCATTCTAACTAAATCCACTTGTTTCACCTCTTTACTTTAATACTGATAATCCGTCAGACTTCTTAGCACAATCCTCTGCAATTCCTGTTGTTGCATCCTGTGCATCGTCATGATCATTCTTTCCTTCTCTCTGATACCTTGACATTGCCTTATAATAATCAGGCCATCTGTTCTTCCAGTCTTCAGGAAAATATATGTGTTGCATTACCCACGCTGAATTTGAAAAAATTCTTGCATTCTTGTTGTTATGCTGTGTAAACCACTTAATAACTGTCTTGTTACTTTTTAATTCATCCTGAAGTATTCTTTTAACACTTCTGGCAAATCCTCTACCACCATTATTTGATTCGATTCTTGCAATATTTACATTTCCATCAAATAACAGCTTAGCTGTTAACGGCTCTGTAACTTCCATTGGTTCCTGTGTATATATAACATCAAGTACGTACGCTTCATTGTCAAATGTTACTCCGTAGTTAATACTGCATAAGTAATCCTTACCTTCATCTGCGGTATCTGTATAATTTCTAATCTGCTTAAATTGTGGCATTTCTTTGTACGTCTTAAATGAAGTGTACATTCTGCCCTTTATGTCAATAGGATTCTGCTGATAGTTTGCTTCTGCAATATCTATTCCCATTGACATCTTTTTATTTTCGTATGATCTTTTTGACAAAATTTCAGGACAAAGCATTGTTCCATCTTTCTTAACAGCCTTATAGCATATATGCCTTACCTTTACGCCTATGCTCTTAAAGTGTTCCAATGCCCTGCCAGCCAAATCCAAACTATGCCATCTTGTCATTACAATGATAATCTTGCCACCCTCTTCAAGTCTTGACATCATTGTGTCCGTAAACCAGGTCCAATGATTATCCAGAATATTTGCATTATTAGCTTCCAGTGCTGACTTAATCAAGTCATCAATAATCATTAACGTTGCACCAAAACCTGTTGCTGTTCCTGTTGGGGATGTTGCCAAATAATTGTTATAGCCATTTTCAAGTGACCACATATTCATTGCACCATCACCACGTTTAATGGTTACTCCCGGGAACACATCTGAATAAACAGCCTTGTTTTCATCTGCCTTTGTTTCAAGAATCGTGTTTCTCACGCCCTTTGAAAACGTTGTAGACAATGTTTCATTGTATGAGCCTGTCATAATCTTCTGTGTTTGGTCATTTCCAAGAACCCATTCAACAAAATTGCCAACAGTTCTAGACTTTCCATGTCTTGGTGGCATATTAACAACCATTACTTCATAATCTGATTTTATGAACTGCTGCAACTCATTACAGAAATCACGTAAAAAACCCCTGTCTTCCTTGTAGAAGTCAGGAGCCTTTAATTTGCAGTACTGCCAAAAATTTCTTCTTGCCAGCTCTACCCTTGCATAAAACTTTATTAAATTCTTATTCAGATTCAAGGTCCTCAC